ATTTTAGATATGTTAAATACAGTTGCCCAAAATGCTACAAATAATCACGACGAACTTTTATATGCAAAACGTGGTAAAGATTCTCTTCCTGGTTATACCATAGGAGAAGATGGAGGATTCTTCAATTGGTTAAAGAATGCTATTATAGGAGCTTCTGTGGCTGATGCTCCTGCTGTAGCTACAGCTTCAGGATGGCATAATGAAGATGGTCAATGGAGATAGAATAGAACAGCTGCTGATGAACAGTTAGGTGAGAATATGTCTGTACTATCCACATTTAGTCCTACTCATCCTGCTACAGCTGCTATTGACTGGGGAATCAAGAAAGTCGCACCTCTGTTGCGATTACCTGTTAGTAGGTTTGTTGCTGATGCTGTAGATCAATCTAAAGATTATGCTTATACTGGTAATTCTGAATCTAGTAAAAGATTCTATGAGAAAATATTTGGAAACGGCCCTTTAAGCTACATTACAGGATGGACAAAAACTCCACCAGCTGGTATTGAACCGAGTAAAACGATTCGTATTCCTTCATGGGCTACATAGTCTATTGAAAATAGTACAATTCCAAGAATGATACAAATGAGGCCGGAATTGCCGCCTAATCAATTACGAAACTGGATAAGAAATAATATTGGAGAAACTTATACTGAATTTAGTGACGCTGCATATAAAGCCGCTAAAAAAGGAGATCTTGCGGGTTTATATGAACCAGCCACAGATTTTGTATCTATAAGACAAGGGTATGAAGATTTTGCATTGTTACATGAATTAAGACATAAGCTAGATAATGCGATACCATTAACCCCCGAGGAAGTTAAAATCTTAAAACAGGCTTTTAATGACGATTTCTTAAATCTTAAGAATACAGTAGATAAGTATAAAGATATGGACTTGTCTAAAGAAATGGTTACTTCTATTGGGGATATGCGCAGAGTACTGTTAGGCGATTAGGTGGATTGGTCTGTACCTGTCGCAGAATAGAATGAATTAATTGATGCTGCTAGAGACGTGGATATAATGGATGCTCTGATGAATGCAAACGGATATACCAATAATTATTATAAAGCATTAATAGATAAATACGGACAAATACCATCAGAGATGTTTGGATTCTTTAGGAATGCAATGAAGAAGATTGGTATGTTTGGTGGAGCTGTTGGTGCAAAGAAGTTAGACAATAATTATAAACACGGTAAAGATTCTGGTATTCACATTAAACCAGAAAACCGTGGTAAATTTACAGCATTAAAGAAACGTACCGGTAAATCTGCGAGCTGGTTTAAAGCTCATGGTACACCAGCTTAGAAGAAGATGGCTACGTTTGCTTTGAATGCTAGGAAATGGAAACATTAACAGTAGAAATAAATCAATCGATATTTAAATATGAAGTATATAGTACATACCGCTATTAAATGTAGCGATGATAAAGTTCACAGACTCAGTTACGATTTAGTTGATCAAACTGAAGGTAGTGTTAAAGAATTAGGAAGAGTTTTTACAGAAATTGAAACTCGCTTTCCGGATGTGCAGTTTTTTATTTAGCAGTATCCAGAAGATACAAGCAATGTAGAATTTTTAGATTTTAATGCTCCGGGTATGATAGATATACATGGATCAATAGATGCTATTTTCCCAAACTTGGCTGTAAAAAATACTACAGTAGAATAAACTACTGAAAACAAATTAATTAAATACTTATAAGTATGAAGAAAAAGAATACTATACCGAAAGATTTTGATGACGTTCTTGGTAATATTTATAGTAATACTATGGAACAAGAAGAAGTTACTCAGATTAATGATGACTTCTTTATAAATCAAAGTACTATCGAAGATGAAAAAAAAGAAGAGAAGAAAGAACCGCTTGTAAATAATACAAAGGACGGCGAGAACGAGGATGTTAATGAAGATAATACTGACATCCCAGAGGACGTTTTGAAACGCATGGAAGATGCACAGAAGACGCCCGACACCACAATAGAAGATACTACCGAAGTCGAAGACGATGAACCTACAGACGATGATGTAAATGAAGCTCAGCAGATTGGTTTGTTGTTTGACGCAGTAGGAGAATCTTTGGGGTGGAATATGGCAGACATCGATGAGAAAGATCGCCCACTTACTGTTGACGACCTCACTAAATATTTGAGCGAAGTTGTTCGACAGAATTCAGTTCCTCAGTATGCTGATAATAGGATTCAGCAGCTTGATGAATATGTTAAGAACGGTGGTCGATTTGAAGATTTTTATACTGCACAACAGCAGCGTGAATCTTTTGACAACATCGATTTGGAAGATGAATCGAATCAAAAAGCTATAGTAAGAGAACTTCTTAAGTATGATGGTTATACTGACGAGCAGATCAATAAACGTATCTCTCGTTATGAAGATGCTGACATGCTTATGGAGGAGTCTGAAGATGCTCTAGAAAGATTAAAGACTATCAGACAACAAGAAATAGAAGAGAATTCGAGACGATAGGAAGAATATGCGAGAGCTCAAGAAGAACAAGCAAGAGAATTTTACCAGAATGTAACAAGTGAGATCAACTCGTTAACTAACATTAGGGGTATTGCTATACCTAAAGAAGATCGCAAAGCTTTATTTGATTATATTTTCAAAGTAGATCAAAACGGCGTCTCTCAATATCAGAAGGATTTCAATCAAAATATGACAAAGAATTTGATTGAGTCTGCATACTTTACAATGAAAGCTGATACACTAATCAAAGGGGCTGAAAAACAAGGTGAGACATCCGCTGCCGAAAAACTTAGAA